TTAAATTTTTACGACAAGACCGACCGCTAGATATTTTGATAGTTGATTTCAAAAGTAACTTTAATGAACTGAGAGAATCAATCTCCAAAGTACAGAAAGATGAAACCTATCAAAGCAAAATAAATCCTACACAAGTACGCAATCCAGAATATTGGAATGCTGATTATGTTTTAGTGAATCTATTGAAATCATCATTTGTAAATAGAGCCATACAATCCAATCTAATCAATACAGATTTAGTTGCTTGGTTAGACTTTGGTTACTGTCGTGATGAATCTACACTTAATGGTGTTAAACATTGGAGATATCCATTCAATAAAGATAAGATTCATTTCTTCAATATCAAAGATTGGAAAGAAGGAACATTCATACAAGATGTTATTTTTAATAATGATGTCCATGTCACAGGTCCGTGTATTGTTGCAGGTAAAGATATGTGGTCAAAACTAGAACATCTAGTACACCACAACACTACAGAACTATTGGATAATAATTTAATCGATGACGACCAAACTTTATTGTTGATGTCATACTTATCATCACCAGATTTATTTGAACTACATAGAGTATCTGAATCTGATTGGTTTATTGCTTTTAAGGATTATAATGAAAGTTCAAATTGATTGTACCGCCAACCTTGGCGACTTTGTAAATAGTTTACCCGTATTATCTGGTCTATCTAAAAGTATTGGTAAAATAGATTTCATCATTCGTGGTGAAATGAAAAAGTTTAATGGCATCAAAGAATTTCTAATGTATCAAAATATATTCTCATCGGTTGAATTTGATGATGAAGTGTTCTTATATGGTGATGACATTATTAAAATGAGTTCTTGGACAAGAGAAGATAAAGAAGATTCAGATAGACCAATTGAAACTTGCCGTTATGAAAATTGGATCAATGATAATTACCGAATTCTTTTTGAAGTGGATGATGATTTCGTATTGAAAGTGGAAGATTTAGGTTTTGATGTTGGTGATCATGTATATGGTGGTGATAGATGGAGTGGTCCGAATATTGATGGTAGAAGATCATCTTGGACACTAGCACATCTTGACGGAATCAAATTTTTAGATTATAATGATAGTTTGATGAAGAATTCTTACATCATTAAAAATAGCAAACATCCATTTGTTTCCACATTTACTGGTATTTCTGGTGTTGCTGACTTGTTAAACAAACAACAAGTGGTATTATGGGGTGATGATATTCGTAATTGGGATAACAAACCAATAACATATTCATTTGAAAAACATTTTTACGGTAATCGTAATTCTAAATTAATGTATCTTGGTGACTTTGAACTGGCTAAACTAAATGAATATTTTAAACTATAACAAAAAAACATATCCACACTTTCAAGCTGAAGGTAATGCCTCACAGTTTGCTATTGCTTATGCCAAACACTTCTGTAAAGGTTATGGTGTAGATGTTGGATGTAATCGACAAGAGTGGTGTTTTCCTGGTGCCATCGGAATTGACCTAAATTTTAAAGATGGAAATACAGCATATAATTTTGAATACACAGATTTAGACTATGTTTATTCTAGCCATTGTTTGGAACATCTTCCTGATTGGGTTACAGCACTCGATTATTGGACAGCAAATCTGAAGCCAGGTGGAGTTCTGTTTCTATATCTACCACACTATGACCAGGAATACTGGAGACCATGGAACAATAGAAAACACATTCATATGTTCTCATCAGAAATCATCAAAGATTACATGGAGTCCAGAGGTTACATCAATATATTCTACTCCGACCGTGATTTGAACGATTCATTTATGATTGTTGGTGAGAAAAGCCAATAAAAACGACACTATGTATCGAACCGAATCTTTCTAGAATTGGCTCCAAAAGTTTAAAAGTTGTATAAATAAGCAAATCGGCAACCAAAGTGTGTTGCAAATCAAGAGGAAATTCAATGTTATCATTTAAATCATTCCTGACGGAAGAAACGGAAAAGAGTTCCGAACTCAAGCATATTCACCATGCTGAAGATAGACCTCTGATGCACGGCCATGCTGGTTTTGAACATGCACATGAGGCTCTAATGAAAGCTCATGCTCACATGACCGGTGGCCATAAGAATACAAATCTAACAATGAAATACGATGGTTCTCCATCGATTGTATTTGGTCATCACCCCAAGAATGGTAAATTCTTTGTGGCAACCAAATCTGCCTTTAATAAGAATCCAAAGATTAATCACACAGAAAAAGATATCGATAGAAACCATGGCCACGCTCCCGGTTTAGCTCACACACTCAAGCATGCTCTCAAGCATCTGCCAAAAGTTACACCTAAACATGGTGTGTATCAAGGTGATTTGATGCACCATGCCGATACTAAGACCTTACATGAAGGTTATATCACAGAAGCCAAAGGTGATGTTTCCTTTACTCCAAATACTATCACCTATACCGCTCACGGTAAAGAGGCTGAGAAAGCAAAAAAGTCTAAAGTTGGTGTTGTAGTTCATACACAATACCATGATGATCTAAAACACAACACTCCTCATGTTGATATGAGTAAGTTCAAACATCATGCAGATGTACATATTCATGGCGCTGAACACGATACAAGTAAAGTAAAACATTCTGCTGAGAACGAGAAACACTTTCAAAAGCATATGGCTGCAGCAAAAGAAATTCACGACACTCACGGTCACAAAATGTATAACGCAGTTCATGCAAAACATAGTGGAGAAGCAGGCCACCTGTCAACATACATAAACCATACAGTTAAGCATGATCAAGTTCCAAGTGTTAAAGGTTTCAAAGAACATTTACACTCACAACATGAAAAGATGGCTGCCAAAGTTTCTACTGAAAAATCCAAGTCCGAAAAAACTGGCGAAGGTAAGAAACAGATTGCTCATGTTGAAAAGCATAAAGAACATTATGCTAATTTGTTTTCAATGCACCATCATTTACACCAAGCCAAGAATTCTTTGGTTAAATCATTAGAAACACATGAAGGACATTACCAACATCACATCGAAGGTAAGAAGTCTAAACCCGAAGGTTTCGTAGTTCACCACGATAATCAACCAACTAAATTGGTTAACCGTGCTGAGTTTGCTAAACAGAATCTTTTAAAAGTTCGTAAATGAAATCATTTTTAGAATTAACCGAAGAATCAAAACAAGGTGAAACTCACCATGCGATGACATTCGGCCGCATGAATCCTCCCACAACCGGTCATTTGAAACTGATTGATAAGGTCAAAGAGGTTGCACATAAGAATAAGGCAGAACATTCTGTTGTAGTTTCTCATTCACAAGATGCTAAAAAGAATCCTTTAAGTGGTCCACAAAAAGTAAAACACCTGAATCGATATTCTCCAGAAACACATTTTAAATCATCATCTAAAGAACATCCAACAATTCTACACCATGCAGCTGATTTACACAAAAAAGGTGTAAGTCATCTTCATGTGGTTGTTGGTTCAGACCGTGTTAAAGAGATGCACCACTTATTACACAAATATAATGGTGTCGAAGCTGGTCATGGTAAATACCATTTTAAAAAGATTCAAGTACACTCAGCAGGACACCGTGATCCTGATGCCGAAGGTTCAGAAGGTATGTCTGGTACTAAGATGCGTCAACACGCCTCCACAGGCAATCATAAAGAGTTCCGTAAGGGTGTTCCTTCCCATGTTTCAGATAAACACTCAAAAGAATTAATGCACGATACTCGTAAAGGTATGGGTCTACATGAAGATACTTCCCGTGGTCATTTTAAAGCAATCTTTGTAACTGGTGGACCTGGTTCCGGTAAAGATGTTGTCATTCGTGAAGCCATTGCTGAATCTCGTATTGTTGAATTGAACTTCATACAGGCCAGAGATTACCTTGGTGACAAACAAAAGTTATCAGAGAAAACCAGTGATTTCCGTAGAGAAGCCATTCGTAACCGTGGTCCATTGATTATTAATGGTCCTGCTGATGACAGAGAAAAACTATCTTTTGTAAAAGAAGAACTAGAAGAATTAGGTTACGAAACCCTAATGGTGTTTGTTAATACCACCAATGAAGCCAGTAAAGAACGGAATACACTATTGTCTAGGATGATGGTGGAATCGGTACGACAAGATAAATGGTTGAAAGCGCAAGAAAACACTAAATATTTCAATGAGATGTTCACAAATTTTGTTTCCTTTGATAATACAGGTGACATAGATAGTAAAGATGGTGACATACATGAAATTTACCAAATGACCGAATCCTTCTTGGATCGCAAATCGGTAAATGAAACAGTTAATGATTGGTTACAGAGAAATAACAAACCAATGGGTATGAATTTTGACTCGTTATATAAGGAAGAAAAAAATGTTAAAAGCACTAATCGATTTATTCAGAAAACCAAAATTGGAAGAGTGGCAGAACGACCAGAAGATATCCCTGCCGACAACCGAGCCAACGATCCAGCCGGTGACAACATCAAATGGGACGGTACCAAAAAAACGGGCAGTTACACGTTCCGCACCTACGAAGAAAGCCAGCCCAAAGTCAGCTGGAAGCCCAGCCCCAAAGAGAGCAACTTCTCCAAAGACAAAGAAAAAGTAAAAAAGAACCGGACGATATCTGATCCAAGACCTGGTGATCCATCAGGTTTAGGTGGAGAATGGAATACAAGAACCAATGGTAGTGGTTTAACTGGTGGTGCTGGATTAGGCGAGAGTATAGATTACAGTAATGCAAGTCCAGCCAGTACAGCAATGCCTTCTGGTGGTACTGTGAATCCATTAAGTAGTGCTTATGACAATAAAGATTTTAAAAAGTTTAGAAAGAATATAAAAACGGAGGCGATTGATGATCCAGGCGCCCGTGACATGGGTGTAGGTGGAGTTCTTGGTGGATCAACAAACAAAGAACCTTTAGTTACACCGGCCGATAATAAAGTTCGTGTAGATAATTTATTAAAGAAAAAGAAAAGCAAAAAAACGGAGAATAAAAATGT